CGGTGGACGGCGGCGCGGCGGCGGACTTGACTATCGGGTCAATCGATTCGTCCAGCCTGGAAACCGCCGAGGCCTCCCTTAACTCCTACGAACTGGAAACGGCCGGCCTTGTGTTCGAGGTTACCGGTGAAGTGACGGCGGCGCTTATAACGCTGAAATCCGCGATCACGGGCGCCACTTCGGCTATCACGCTTTCGGCCGCGACGACCGGGACCGACATTGCCCCGCTTCTCGGAATTGCGCTCAAGACGGCGACCGGTGCGGCGGCGGGTGTCGAGCGGGTCAAGGATGCGATACTCCGCACGTATCAGTCTGTGGCGTACTTCGGAATCATCCTCAATGAAAAGATGACCGACGTGGCCCTGCTTGAAGTAGCGAACATCGTACAGACCATGGACAAGCTCTTGATCGTGGGAAGCTCCACGGTCGGCGATATCGTCGGAGTGTTCAAGACGATCAAGGACGCGGGTCTCACGCATACCCGTTGTCTGTACTACTCCAATTCCGAAGCCGACGCGCTGGACTTCGCGGCCGGGTACGCGGGGCGGGGATTGTCGATCAACTTCTCGGGGACCAACACGGCGCACACGATGCACCTCAAGGAGATCGTGGGCATGGTGGCCGATCCAGGCTTGACCCAAACCGTGCTAACCTCCGCGAAAAACAACGGCGTCGATACGTACGCGGACCTCGGGGGCGTGCCCAAGGTTTTCACTTCGGGCGTGAATCAGTTTTTCGATCAGGTGTACACGCGACTTGCGTTCAAGCTCCGCCTCCAGGTGGCCGGGTTCAACTACCTCGCCAAGACGAACACAAAGATTCCGCAAACCGAACCGGGCATGACCGGCCTCAAAAACGCATACCGTAACGTGTGCGGCCAGTTCGTGTCGAATGGCGTGTTCGCTCCCGGCGCGTGGAATGACCCGACGACATTCGGAACGCCCGAGGACCATATCCGCAACATCGCGGAACTGGGATACTTCATCTACGCGGTACCGATCTCGCAACAGTCGCAGACCGACCGAGAGGCCCGAATTGCCCCGAGCGCGTACATCGCGTGTAAGGACAGCGGCGCCATACATTCCAGCGACGTAGTCGTGTACGTGGAGGCGTAAGAAATGAGCTATGCACTTACCGGCAATGACGCCGTGGTAGTGGACTCCAGGGTGTTCAACGATTTTGCGGAAGGCGACACGGTGGTCATCGACTACGCGAACAACGTTTCCGAACTCAAAAAGGGCAAGAACGGAAACGCCATTTTCGCCGCGAACGCCCAGGGAGAAGTTGCGACGGCGACACTCCGAATCATAGCAGGGTCGGCCGATGACAAGTACCTCAATTCCCGCCTAGCCGAGTATAGAAACGATTCGGCCGGATTCGTTCTTATGGCGGGCGAGTTTACAAAACGGGTCGGCGACGGGGCCGGGAATATATCGAGCATCATTCACAGCTTGGAGGGCGGTATGATACAGAAAGTCCCCGGCACGAAGGAAAACATTGAGGGCGACACGGAGCAAGCCGTCTCGATATGGGTCGTAGTGTTCGCGCGCGGTAAGCGGTTGGTGGCGTAATGCAGATCGAAGGAAAGGAGCTTCTCATCACTCCATCATCGTTTTTTGAGGCAAAGGCGCTTGAAAAGGCAATAGCCCGTTCTCTTAAAGGGTCGCGAATTGATCTTCCCGGTAGCATAACCGAAGACGTAAAGTCGGAAAACATTTCCGATATCATCAATGCAGTCCTCGGCGTTGCGGCCGACGATACGGTCGAAGCATGTTTGTTCAAATGCGCGGATCGAGCCGTCGTCGGGACTGAAAAAGTGACTCGGGAATATTTCGAGCCGGTCGAGCACCGCAAGCACTATTACCCCATCATGTACGAGGTCATGATGGCAAACGTAGGCCCTTTTTTCAGCGGGATCGCTTTACAGTTCGGGGATATCATCGGAAAGATAGGAAGTACCCCGAAAGCGAAATAGGAGTCGATGACGAAACCATCGTAGCGCTCCGTCTCGCAAAGGCGGGGTACTACGGTGGCGATCCCGAAAAAGTCTTGCAAGGAAGGGTTGACCACGTGCTCGCGGCCCTGGATTACGAGAAGTTCAACTCGGACTTTGAAGATGCGTACTTTGAATTGAACAAGGAAACTTGACAGATGACCGTGCATGGATTAGGATTGATTCAGCTTCTTTCCTTCCGGTCTTGCCCCTCGCGGTACACTCCTGCCGCTGAGGGGCTTCTTTTTGTTCGCTTGCAAAATGACGCGAGCAAAGGTATTATTCAGACATGACGATTGTAGAGTTATTCGCCCATATAGGCGTAAAGGCTGACAAAGAAAAAGCAGAAAGTTTTCTCGGAACTATAAAAAAGATAAAAGTAGGTTTAGTTGCTTCGGTTGCTGGGGCTTCTGCTTTTACGTATGCAATAAAAAAAATCACAAATGAAGCCATGTCTGCCGCTCTGGAGATAAAGAAGCTCCAGGACTCTACTGGCGCATCGGCTGAATCACTTCAGAAATGGCAAGCTGTAGCCGATCAGGTGTCCGGATCAGGTCAAGCCGTCGCGGCGTCAATACGTGCGATCGCGAGCAACCAAGAAAAGATTAAACTCGGCGGCGGGAATATATCGGCATTTCAGATGCTCGGGATTGACCCCAGGTCCGACCCGTTTGAAGTGCTTGAACAGATGAGAACAAAGATTAAAAACATTGCTCCGGCTATGCGAAAGAACTTGATAGAACAAATGGGCGCCTCAGGGGATTTAATATCTACCCTAAACCTTACAAATGAACAGTTTGACGCCATGGCAAAGAAAGCGTGGATCATTCCACAATCACAAATTGACAGACTTAACAAAGCGAGGTCGAGCCTCACTGAAGTAAGTCAAGCGATAAAATACACGAAGTCTCTTATAGCCACGCAGTTAGCTCCAAAAATATTGGAGATCACTCAGAAATCGCTTGCATGGGTACGCGCGAATAAGGAAGGTCTCGTTAAGGGTATTTCCAAGGTGTTCGACCTTATCACTCGTTTCATGGTCGCGATATTCCGAGCCGGGTCAATGATAAGTTCTATGGTGGCGAATACAATTGGATGGGCGAATGCCTTGAAGATCATTGTCGCCATAATGGCCGTCATGAACGCGGCTTTCTTGACCTCACCTCTTGGCCTATTCATATCGGGTATTGTTCTCCTCGTCGCCGTGCTCGATGACCTTTACGTATATTCCAAGGGCGGGAAAAGCCTTTTTGGTACAATGCTTGAAAAGTTCCCCGAACTGAAAAAGGTATTGGACGAAACATTCAAGGTATTCACCGACATCAAAGAAGTCATTTCGAACATTGTGAAAATATTTGACCTCATGGGTAAAGGCCAGGACGACGCGGCGGCGAAGATCGCAGCTAAGGCGGGAACGGCCGGTAAGGTAGCCATGGGGGCGGCGGGCGCGGGGCGTACTTTCCTCCAGGGAATGAACATGCTCGGGGAAGGTGGAAAAGCTATAGTAACCGGTGACTTGACCGGGTTGAAGTCGTCCATCGATAGATTGGCCGAAGGTTCGGAAAACTTTCTGAAAACCTTGGGTATAACCGACCTTAATCTTCCCCGGTTTGGTCCGCAACTTGCACTGGCCGCATCGGGAAACGTAACGATAAATCAAAACGTGTACGGGTCAACTGATCCAGAGGCCACGGGTAAAGCCGCAGCACGCGAGCTTGAAAGAACATTGCAAGCAACGAGGGTTCAAAAGTCTCCCGGTAACAAGGGTATGAAATGAGCTTCAACACTATTTCCCCTTTGGTTGAAAACCTAACCGGAATCGACGTAGAAAAGTTCCTTGAAAAGTCTCAAGGAGTTGTCGTTTCCAGCCCGTTGAACCAAGGTATATCGGGGTGGGTTTTCGATGTTCCATCCGGGGAATCGGTCGATCAGTCGGCGGATATTACAGACCATTGGATTGAAACGGGTTCATTCATAAATGACCACGCCGTCATAAAACCGGTACGAATTACCCTATCCGGGTTTGTGGGGAACCTCGTCTATCATGCCCCGCAACCGGGTGAACTTGGGTATGCTCTTTCAAACCTGTCAAGCAAACTGTCCGAGGTTGACGCCTACGCGGGACCGTTCACAGATCAATACACGGCCAAGGCGGCGAAGGCCCTAGAACGCGCTTCGTACATTGCAAACCAGGTTGACGCGATCGCCAAACGGGCGACCAACATCCTGAAATACTTTGCGGGGGATGGGCAACAAATCAACGCCATGCAGTTGGCGTATCTTCAATTGTCGGGCCTCCACCGTTCAAAACAAGTCGTTACGGTGCAAACCCCGTGGGAGTATTTCCCCAAAATGATGATTGAATCCCTGTCATCTTCTCAGGATGAAGCATCGAACGATATCACATCATTTTCCATAGTGTTGAAAGAGGTGAGATTCTCCGAGGTGAAAACGACGACATTCGATCAAGACTTATTTCCCCCGGCTCAGGCCCAACAATCGGCGGGCCCCGTGAGCAACGGGCCGGTCCAGGGTAAGCAGGATAATTCTAGCTTTTTGTATAAGGCATTTGGGAGCGGTCAATGATCCAAATAACCGGCCTCAAAGCATCCCCCGAACAGACCTTCAACATGCCTGATCCTGACAAGGGAATACAAATCAATTTTACTTTGTACTTTCGACCTCGCACACGAAATTGGTATTTTGACCTCACATATGGGTCATTCACTTTGAAAGGGTCAAAAATCGTTCTTTCTCCTAACCTGATATATCAGTATTTCCGGCTTTTACCGTTCGGCCTTGCGTGCGCGGGAACCGATGGGATAGAACCCATGTTTATCAATGACTTCTCGACTGAACGTGTTTTTCTTTACCTCCTCACTACGGCCGAGCGCGACCAGGTTATCAAGGACGTAAACGCCGGGGTTCTCGCGTGAAGTTTGGAAGGTGGTACGAAATAAGAATCAAGACGCCAGACGGTGACTTGATAACGATCACGCCTCCCATTTCCGCAATCATCGACGTTGAACGGAACGCGCTTGCGTCTCAAAACAATTGCAAGGTTACTCTATACAATCTCAAGGAATCGACACGAAACAAAATATACCGGGACACGTTCGATTTTAATCGATACTGGCAAATGATCATTGTTTCCGGTTATGAAAACTCGATACTATACGAGATATTCAGGGGCAACATACAAGGCGCCTTTTCGTACCACCAAGGAACAGAATGGGTTACCGAGATTGAAGGGTATGACGCGGCGTATGCGATTCAAAACGGATTCATCAATGAGACGGTTACGGCCGGTACTCAAAAATCTGACATACTCGGTCGAGTGGTCCAGTCACTTCCTGGATTGCTTCAAGGCGTTATGGGTTCACCGGCACAAGGAGAGAATCAGCGCGGGGAAGTATTGTTCGGGCCGTCGTTCGACGTTCTCAAGGCAAAGACAGACGGCCAGGTGTTCATTGACTGCGAGACCGTCAATATTATGTCCGATGATGAAATTATCGACGGCCAGGTGTTCATCGTTGGAGATCCCGACGACCCAAACAATGGGGGATTGTTCACGACTCCGAAACGTCGCGATACATTCCTGGAAGTTGAAACACTGTTTTCCCCTGAGATACGAATAGCCTATTATACCGAGATTCACAGCATGGACAAAAGATATGACGGTCAATACAAGACTATCGGAGTGAAGCATTCCGTAACATTCTCCGGGGCGACGTGCGGAGATGCACGGACAAGCCTTTCTCTTTCAGGTGGTAAAGTGTTCTCAAGGTTGGCGCAGTGATGGAAGAGAAAAATCTCCCCCCTAACCTTGACGTGATTCTATCAGACCTGAAGCGGGATATATTTGCAACTCTTAATTGCGTACAAATCGGGAAAGTAACGAAGGTCAACGGAACTGACCAGACCGTCGAGGTTCAGATACAAATAAAGCAACCGCTCACCGATGGGTCAAGCGTATCCATTCCCCTACTCGTTGACGTGCCGTATTTCATACTTCAAGGTGGATCGGCATACATCGACATGCCCATAACGGCCGGGGATTATTGCCTTGTGATTTTCAACGACCGCGACATCGATATATGGTGGACAACGAACGGAAGCGAGCATGACCCGAACACGTCGCGGAAGCATTCACTTTCCGACGCTATTGCCCTTGTGGGTGTGAATCCTAAAACGGCGGTACGGGATTACAACGGAAACGCGGCGGGGTTCAATGGCGGGGACGGCCCGCTGAACATTCGTAACGACGCGGAGACTTTGCACGGTCTTGTCGATGACTTGATAACGTCGGTTAAAAACCTTACAACTTTCGGAAGCTCGACGAGTCACAGTGTAACAGCCGCGAGTAAGGCGGCGCTTGACGTTATCGCGGGAAGGTTCGAAGATTTACTAGGGGATGGTGCATAATGGCCGTAGTAAAAGCAACGGTAAAGGCCGCTCTTCTTTCCCTGGAAAACGATGCCCAGGCTACCGAAATGACGAAAGACACCTATTGCGATCGGATGGCGGATATCATCCGAGACGCCATACAGAGCGGAACCCCGGCGGGGACGGCGGGCGATGACCCTCTTATCGGTGGGACCATATCATGATCATGCGCGCGCTTGACTCCTCCGGTGATTGGGTTTTTGGGCGGGGGAAAAACTCATACAAGACAGACATCGACGCTATCATGCAGTCAATATCAACTCGCCTTAATCAATGGAAGGGGGATTGTTTCTTTGCTACTCAAGACGGAGTAGACTGGAATAACTATTTAGACCGTGGACGAAAGACGCTTCTTGACGTGGACATCAAACGGGTCATACTGCAAACGGGCGGCGTGTTGCGGATTTCCAGTTTTGAGAGTACACTCGACCGAGACACGCGAGCCGTTAGCGTAAGTGCTTCGGTGGACACCACGATAGGAACAATTGATTTTAGCGAGGTTATTTGATGCCGGATACCCTGGACGAAACCGGATTAACGATAAAAAGCCTCACCGAACTGGTAACGGAACTCACCGACGACATGAAGGGGATATACGGAGACGACATCAATGTCGAACCGGATACGCCCGATGGTCAGCAAATAAACATCGTCGCACAACTTGGTATTGATCAACGTGAAGTGTTGGGGGATATCAATTCCGGTTTCGATCCCGACCAGGCGCAGGGACGGGTCCTAGATCAGCGTGTAGCGATCAATGGAATATTTCGACAGGGCGCCACGTTCACACAAACTCCGATATCGATCACGGTTGATCGAGCTGTAACACTTCAGGGCCTTGACGACGCTTCCGAAGATATCGACATTCCGTCCGGCACTTACACGGTCAAAGACGACGTAGGGAATCAATTTTGCCTACTCGAAACGGAAGCCATTGCGGCCGTCGGAACGTACGTATTGACGTTCCGTGCGAAAGACATAGGCAACGTCGAAGTATCGGTAAACACTATCACGACGGCCGTTACCGCAATTGCGGGAGTCACCGCGATCAATAACCCGTCATCGCCTACGGTCCAGGGCCGAGACGAAGAGACAGACGCATCATTGAGATTGCGCCGGCGTAAAAGTACGGCGATCGTGTCAACCGGGTACCTTGACTCGATCGAATCTGCTCTTCTTGCGCTCGATGGGGTGACAACCGCTATAGTCAATTCAAACGACACCGATACGACAGACTCGGAAGGCACGCCCCCGCATACTGTTTGGGCAATCGTGGAAGGTGGCGATCCTGACGAAATAGGCGCAACCATTTACGCGAAAAAGTCGGCCGGTTCAGGTCTTCGAGGGGATGTAGAGGTCATTGTACCGCGTCCGAACGGACGAACGTATACCGCTCGATTCGATCGTCCGGACAATCAAAACCTGTGGATACGATTCGCTATTATCGTGGTCGGCGGTGGAGTCGTGGACGACGACGAACTGAAGCGACTTATCGTTGAAAATGTTTTATGGGGGGTAGGTGAATCGGCGAGCGCGGACACAATTGTGTGTTACCTAAAGACGGTAAACACAAACTACCGTATCACTGGAATGGAGCTTTCCGACGATAACGCGACATGGGACGAAGTAATTGATACCACTGATTCCGCTTCACGTTTCGTCAATGACATCGCCAGGATAGCCATATCGTGAACGAGGAACTGATTGCGTATTATGTAAAACTTCTCATAATTCAATACAATAATAAGCAGAAAGCACGCGCCACAATTGACGCATTGATACGATCACACGTCATATACGACCTTATGGTCAAAATACGAGACGAAGGTTACGACCTTGAATTAGCGGTCGGGGCGCAACTTGACATACTTGGGAAATACATCGGGATAGACCGAGTCATAACCGGGACAGCATTCACCCGGGAATACTTCGGGTATTCCGTTTACGGGGATTATGACTTTGACTTTCACGGCTATATAGAATACGGCGCCGTGATTCCCGATGTTCAAATGCGCCGGTATGAAGAGTCAAATCAATCTCTCTACACTTTGACCGACGCAGAATATAGAATAATGCTAAAACTTGGAATTGTACGAAACTCGTCAAACGCAAGCGTAAAACAAATTGACGATATTCTAAACGATCTTTTCGGCGCTGAAGTGTATTTTACCGATCGTCAAAATATGACGGTAGTATCCTACTTGATAGGAGAAAAATACCGACGTATATTTCAAATTGCGAAAAGCTCTGGACTATTGCCGAATCCGGCAGGGGTAGGAGTGGTTACTAGTGTAGTACCTGACATTGATCACATTTTCGCTTTTGGAATATATGGGGCCGATCCGCCTACTTTCGCGGTTGGCTATTTAGAGTACGGAGCGACGGCAGTCGGAGGGTGGGCACAATATGGCGAAACTTAGCAGGGTCAATCAAAAGGTTTTCGGTGAGACGGGTGGAACAAGTGAGTTCGGTGCGTTTGGATCTGATGCCCTTGGAACGCCGACCACGACGAAAAACCTTGAAACCATTCAAAGCCTTGCTCCGTTCCTTCAGGGACTATACGCGGCCACGGCGTCCGCGAATGAGCCTCCCCGGATACAGGATATCAATGCTCTGTACTTTCTGTTTTCCTCACAACTTCGATACCTGTTTCAAAACGGTATCCCCGAATGGATAGCCACGGCCGAGTATTACAACCTCGTTTCATTCTGCCAGGTAAACGGGGTAATCTATCAATCCACCTATGGAACGGATGGAACTCCGAACCTGAACCATACCCCCGTGGATGATGACGGTACATACTGGGTGCGGTGGTTCGACATGATCGCCGAGTCTCCTTCGGTGGACAAGCGAATAATAGAAAAGCGCTTCCCCCTAGGAGGGACATTTTCACAGCTTCACTACCAGGCCCCCGCCGCATGGGACGAAGACAATCCCGACCTTTACTTCCCTGCCTTGTGCCTCACGAACATTGATCTATATACCGACATATCAGCGACGAACTGGGGAACGGCGGCGATCAACTACCTTCGCGAGCTCAAGGTTGCGTTTAAAGAAGGGATGGCCGGGGCGTTGACAATATTCGGGGTCACCGCGTGGGCTATCGTGTCGAACGTAGCGACATTGACTTTTACGAATGACGCGGATCATATCGCAGCTCTTTCCGCGTTACTTGAGGATGAGGTTGCATATGGTTCGTATCTTCGCACGGTGACTGTGCCATCAACTATTGGTGACATTACCGCCGGAACCTACACGCTTACGAATATAAACTCGGGGGCTCGGACCATATCGTTTGCATTCACTCACACAAACTCTTCCGGGTCAGGCACGTTCTCCGTTGATTTCTACGCGAACCGCATCGCCGGAAGCGATACGACCGCCCGCGTGTTCAGCGCTCGAGGTCGCGCGATCCATGGCGCTGGGGATGATAACGGGTACATGGTAAATGGGCTGGCGAGGCGAGGGTTTTTCCAGAACCACTGGCATCAAGCACAGATCAACTCTGTTGGTACATCATACACAGGTGTCAAATTAGCTACAGATGCTCCAGGATCCGGTGTAAGTACGCTAGGAAATGTTACGATCGAAAATCCTGTTACCGACGGAGTTACCACTCCGCGCACCTCCAAAGACACGAACAGCCCGGCAATTTCAATGCATCTCTATCTCCAGCTATGTCATTACGAGGCGGCATAAATGAAACACGTCATAATCGTAGACTCGCACGGCGTCGAGCTTCAGCGGCATCCGCTCAATGGGGATGACCACTATAACGAAACGCTGGTATATGGGTGCATGATCACGGCGGAGTCTCAGAGCATGGAGCATCCTGAAAACCCGCGTAAGTCGTCCGTCGTGGACGACGAGGCGGAATAGTGATATATTTATAGATGACGAAGGAGGCCACTATGAAAAGGTGGTTTTTACTGATCGCGGTTTTTGCGCTTGTCTTTTCGGCGTGCGACACGTCTGGCGGGAAGGAAGTTGACGAGGCAATTTCCGATAATCCTGAAAGTGTGGATATCCCAGTAGATACTCCTGCACCTAATCCTGACAGTCCTATTGTCGTCGATGATACAGAGCCAATCGATGACCCATCAACTACTGACAATCCGATCGTTATCGGCGATGAGGATTTGTCATGGCAAAATGATACGCGTGTAACTGCCATCGATTCGGCTTCCTACAAGTGGATGCGAAAGCCGATCAAGCCGAGCTCTAAATCGTACGCTCGCAGTGTTGTCTATAATATCGCCATAGGAGATCCGATAGCGGAATATTGCACGGAGCCGGGGTGGGCGTACATTTTTTACAATGACCAAGCCGTCATAGGGTACGAGCCATTTCCTAATCGTGTTGACGTTATGCATAACGCGGTGAAAATAACCGTCGAATCTCGAAACTTGCAGTATCCTAATGAACCATGGGGATTCATAAATGTCCCAATGCCATCACCTCCGCCGCCGGTAACTTCCAACGACCCTGTGCTTGGTAAGTGGCAATTTGCACTTTGTGACGATTTAGGCGAAATCGTTGACGGCCCGTATACCGCTGAGTTTGATTTCAATTGGACGTTTTTCAAAGAAAGTACGGCCGCGCAATTATTGGAAATATACAACCTTGAACACGACCCGGACGCCCATATCGTATGGGGTACTGACGAATAATCTACGCCCCTCCATGTGAGGGGCTATCTTTTAGCCTGGAGTATAACCATGGGACAAGTTTTAGACTTTGCCGAAAAAGTACCAGCCTTGTGCGATGCGGAAGACGCCGACCGGTGGGGTAGCCTCATACGGTTTGCGTATAATAATGAAAAAATAGATACGATTACTTTTGCTCGGACTGATCTTGACCGTAAGGATCCAGGTCGTCGCCTTCGTATCGTATTTGGCTTTACCGCCTTCAAACACAACGCCGAGAAGGCCACCCACTGCTTCAACCTTCTCAAGTTGTGGGAACTTGCCCATTATCGTGACGAGCACGAAGAAACCGATCATGACGCCGAAATAGCCGATCTTTGGGCCACCGCAGCCGAGAAGGAAACGAAATACCCGGAGATTGCGGCCGTAATGTCCGCCGATACCGCGGCCTCGGATGGCGGTTGGTAAATGATCCCAAGGAAGGCGACGGCGGTCATATTCCTATGCTTCTCTATCGTCGTCGCCTTCGCTAACTATTTGAAAGGTGAATACCAGTACGTGGTGTTTACCGTTCCTTTTATAGCTTCCGTTTTGTCCTTTGGTAAGATAAGCCGATATGCTGAAATACTTGGTGTGTTTGCGACGGCTGTCTACATCATGTCTTTTCAGATATTTCACGTTGGATTGTTTGGAATGCTTCTTTCATCGATACTATTCTCTACGCTTGGATTGAAACTTCGAACGGTTCGAATCTACATATACTCTACGATCCCCATAGTATGGGTGTGTTCTTACTTTCAATACATACAGTCAGAAAACATGATCATACGGGCCTCCCTTGATTCAGGCCTATATTGCGTATGTTCTTTTATCGTGTACATTGTTCTCCAGGATTATATTGCAAGTAATATCGGGAAGGCTCTTGGTATAGCACAAGAAGCCATAGCCATTGCTAAAAAAGGGCTAAAAGATGGGGAACAGTGATGTTGAAAGGATTGCTAGACTGGAGACTGAAATGATAGCAATGAAAGAGTTTAAGAGCGACCATATAAAGCTTCACGAAGGCATGAACGTAAACAAGCAGGCGTGGGCTATGATAGTAATGACAGGTCTGAACATACTTGTAGCAGTGTGGGGCATAAAGGTTGCTTCAGACAGCACAAAACCGAATCAACCGATAGGGATTGAGCGCCAGTACCAGGGGAATGATAAATGAAATATACCGTTCGTTTTGCCCACCTTGATAAGGCCCCGTCCTGGAAAGTCGGCGATACGATCAAGTCGGGCGACGTCATCGGTAAAATGGGTACTACCGGACAAAGTACTGCGGCGCACCTCCATACCGATTGCGTACACGGTTTTCAGGATGCGCGGTACACGCTTCAGGACATTGAAGGCGGCGCCCCGGAACCCGCCCCGCGTCAGATGAATCTATTCATCGACAAAGACCTTTTCAAAGAAACCATAGTGATTACCACACACTACGCGGATCCGGTGTATCAGTCCGCGCTAGGCAAGGTACATCTAGGGTACGACGTTGTACCGGTAAACCGAAAAGAACTAGGCGCGACGTTGCTCATTTACTGGAATCGTTCGGTTCCTGGAAAAGTCCTTAAGGTTGACGACGACCCGAAAGGGTACGGACATTGTCTATATGTGGGATTCGAGGCGTAGGGGGAAACAATGAAAGAAGCATTTGCAATACTCATGGGTAAAATGACTTTCATGGAGTGGCTTATGGCGTTCGGCGCCGTTATCATCGGTGTAGTGGTGCTTCTCATGGCTATTGCATACGTTTTCGATAAGCTTGACGTGAAGTCATTTTCGTTTACCAAAGGGTTTACGTTTTACCAGGAAGGTGACGTGAAACGCGCACGTGTGGCCAGAAAGGCTAAACGCACGGTAAAAAAATAAGGGGCCCGAATGTGCCAAAGAAATGGGTCGCGATTCTGTGCGTTGCTTCTTTTGTGTTCGGTGTTATCGCCTGTTACCTTGTCGTCACAAGAAGCGCCGGACGCGATCGAGTCTTACTTGCCGAGGCTATACGCGATCGCGACTCAGTACGAGACGCTAACGAAAAGCTTACAAGCAGAATTGACGGCCTCACAACTGAACTTGACGGAGCTCGGGCAGAAGCTAGCCGACTCTCAAGCCTCCTCAGTGACGCTATTGGATCGTTTGGCAAGGTCGGAAGCGGAATCGAAAACGCTCAAGGAATCGCACGACAGTTTGACGCAAGCAATCTCGACTTCAGGGGAGTCTTGGACGAAATACGCGATGGAGTCGGAAAAAGAAAAAACGCGCCTTGAAAAGCGGGCGCGCTTATGGTCATTCATCGGTAAGTTGTCTTTACTCGTCGCGGCCGGTGAAGGCGCATACATTGCGGTAAATCACTTTTTCTAAAAAGAATGTTTTCTGTACCACGTGTTCACATGGTTTATTTCCATCTTTACTATTTTAGGTTCAGTCTTATTCATCGCCGCCCAGTGGTCCGTTACGTCATGCAGTCGAACTGATATCTTTGTTTCTTTACCGCACGTGTCGCAATAAATAATGTAATGCCCGTCATTTTCAATCCAAGCATGATCCCAAACGGGCGAACCTCCGCATGTGCATTTTATGGCGAGAGCTTGGTTTCTTGTGACGTGCCTTTTCATCCTTCACCCTCCTGCACTCGCAATGATGACATATCGCCACCCCAGGGCCTAGCGATTTCTCTTTACCCTCGGGGATATCGTGGCCTCAGACTGAACATCGGTTCATTCTTGTTTCCTATACCTGTCGTATAAGACTATAGACCCGGCTACGGATACGTTCATTGATCTTGTGCCGTGAAGTTTTATTATGTCCTGTAAATTATCTATGCACTCGCGTGATAGACCGTTGTCTTCGGCCCCGAGTAAATAGACAGCCCTTTTAGGATGCTTGTATTCGCTCACTTCGATTGCTTCGTCAGTAAGTTCTATCCCTACCAACTTGCAATCAAACGGCCGATGAGCGTTGAAGTCCTGAAAATCCGTGTATGAGAATACTGGCATGTGACGATAAGAGCACATCGTATCGGCCGAATGGACCTTGAACCGTGCGCCGATCAAAAACAAAAAGTCCGCGTCAAGTATTTGAGCCGTCCTGAACAAGGTCCAATAGTTATGTTCTGTTTTCGGCATGAATACGCCTATTCCGTAATATCCACTTTCGCGCATATCAATCTCCCCATTCTTCCGCTATCTCAAGATCGTCGTTTATTTCTGCCTGTTCCCGTATCCACCGTGCGCGGTTCTCCACCTCGGCGACCACGTTAGCGGCGTATTGAGGGGAGAGGCCTAGTTGGTCGGCTACCTGTTGGATGGTTGCGGTCATCGCTTTACTCCGAAATGTTTCTCGGCCCATGAGTATATATCAGCATCCATAAGCACGCGCCCGCAATTTGCGCATACAACAAACGTCTCCGGGTTAGGACCTGTTTGATCAGGGGATGGGTCAAGGGTTCGTGAAACAACAACCTTTCGATATTGATCATGTATACATGCCGTCTGCTTAAACCATATCGCAAAGCTCATTTCTTTCCTCCCTCAGTGATATCGTAGCACCTATTCGCCGCAGCGCGGACAACGTCCACGTCATAGCAACTCCTCACGTACTTCATGAGCCGGTTAGGGTCGCGCTCGTCTTGGATGGAGGCGAGAAGCGCAGATTTTGTCTTCGGAATATTTACATCGGGCATATTGTCTACCGTACTTCCCATGGCCTGGGTGGGAGATTCTTTCGGTACTTGATAAATATCTTACCTTCCTTAGCAAAAAGAACAACCTCATGCCCAAGTTGGCCGGCCGCTATTATGCGTTCGTATACATCCCCGAACGAATAGCTTCCGTTTTTGTCCAACTCAAACATGGTGGTAGTTTGCCTGTATTCGCAAGTATCAACATATTCCCGAAACTTTTCTTTTAGACGCTCATACGGATTTACTGGCATATTGCACTCCTTTCTAGCCCGTTCGTCCAGGCCGCCCGTGAGCGGCTAGGATGAGGGGGCTAGAGCGCGTACAGCGCTATCAGGATAAAAAAGACGGGGATAGCCGCGATAATCAAGACTCGGTATGCCATGTTCATAAAGTCTCCTCTGCCGGGCTTGGGACCGGCTAGCCGCATTGACGCCCAGGCGGGCGCCCCTCTGCGATTAGACATCCATCCAGCGATCGAACCCGTATTTTATGGCGACGGTTACGTACTCAAAATTGCCGTAATAATCGTCGCGGCCATGCACTGCGATGCGAACATTCCCGCCCACCGAATACCGATACATTCTGCCGGCGGCTTGCTTGGCACCTCGCAGGGTTTTTGCATTGATGTGGTTCCACTTGGTTTCGCTTCCGCTAGTAACAAAAAACTCGGTCTTGTTGGTCGTCATCATGTCCTCCATGTTGGCTTTCGCCGACCTCCTCGCGGAGGTTTCGGCCGGGGGCCGCCCGGCCATCATCAGGGCGATTAGGTCGCCTCGCAGTCTCCGTAGCAGTAAGAATGACACTTATCACACCATCCAAATCCGTGAGTCTCGTGGATTGTCATGATTACTGATACCGGCTTGGGGGCCTTAGGGGCTTCGCCAAACTTTCCGTTGGCCTTGGCGTCCGCAAGCAGGGCCGGGACATCGATACCATCAAGCTTGCCGCACGTGCAGCGCCCGCCCATTTTGGTGACCTGCTCGCAATCATCGGTGTGAGAACCTAACGGCATGACCGAGCTGTACTGCACGCATACATTGGCCTTTGATCCGTCCGTAAAAACGACGACCGTCTCGTTATAGTATCCGTTGGCGGGATACTCGTATCCGCTTATTTGCTTTGTCATCTTGTCACTCCTTGCTCTCAATCTCTACAGTAAGTGTACTACCATATAGGCGCCTTGTCAAGCTAAATTAAGGATAAAAAGATAATAAAAATAAGCTTGACAGACGGCTAAGTATGAGGTATTCTAGTCTCATGAGTACGACGAAATGGCAAGATAAGGTCTACGACATACCCCCGGGGAAAGGCCAATTGAGGGTTACTGTCAAGCGGTTTATCCTAGACGGATATGCAGCTAGAGGGGTAAAGCAAGTGCGAACGGTTATAGACGGCGAGTTTGTGTATGTAGAGCCGATAGAACCAGGGGAAAAGGAGGTTCCATGCGCGACCTGATAATCAACCTCGCGATACTGGCAATCATGGCGGTGTTCTGCGCAGGTGCGGTGCAGATTAACATCTACGATCGGTGGAAATCGCGAAAGCCTCGCGGCATGAAAAGGCTCGATTATATGAAGTCGGGTATTACGAGGCGAGATTCGTTTCAGTCTCACTGTCACATGTCGTCAATATAAGGAGGTTCCTTGATCCTTCTCCTCGCGGCCCTCGTCAACTTCGCCTTCCCGGTCGTACCGGTAGATGCAACCATACCGCAGCCTGTGTTCATCGCGGTAACCATCGACGAGAGACGCATAACCCATATTCGCCGAGTCTCTAAAACTTGGGCGAGGACGTCATCAGACAAGCCGTGGTGTGTCGGGCACCGGTCGGGATAGTCTCACCCATTTAATCGCCACGTGGTCAATAAACGATAGGAGCAGGAATCCAAAGGGCAAGCACGGTTCGGGCCGGTACCGTTAGGCCTATCACCGTAAGCGTACCGTGACGCTGAATAATGAGCGCACACAGAATATCACGGCGAAGTCTACCGGGAGACGACAAGGCGGCAAGCGAATAATAATTCACGCGCTACCGCCTGGAGCCCGGATTCACTCAGTAAGATGCAAGTCCCCGCGCCTGGATCATGCCAAAGGACGCGGGTGTTTTACCTGGGCGGGTATCCCGTAATCGGAAGCGGACCTGACTGTAAATCAGGCGTCTAACGGCTCAGGGGGTTCGACTCCCTCGCCGCCCATAATGGAAGCGTGGCCGATCGGTAAGGCTCCGGCTTTGAACCCCGGCGACCTCGAAAGGGGAATAGGTTCGACTCCTATCGCTTCCGTGTTTTTTGGATGGTTGGCAGAGTGGTATTGCGTGCGCCTGGAAAGCGCATGGTTGCGAAAGCGCCGGACAGGTTCGATTCCTGTATCATCCGTGTTTGGAAGATTGGCCGAGTGGCAAGGCTCCCGCTTCGAAAGCGGTGGACATCCGAAAGGGTGCGCAAGTTCGATTCTTGTGTCTTCCGTTGGAATGCTGCGCGAGTGGTAAGCGGTCGGTTTGCTAAACCGAAGCCGTCAGCAATGGCGAGCTGGTTCGATTCCAGCGCATTCCGGTTTTATTTCGGGGCGTAGCCAAGCGGTAAGGCGGCGGGTTTTGATCCCGCGATCGGAGGTTCAAGCCCTTCCGCCCTGAGTAGGTTGGACGTGTTACCGTTGTACGGGAACGGCCCGCAACTCCCTCCGGTGTGACTGAGGGAACCATCGAGGCCGAAAGGCGCCGGGATGCAAACGCCGGACCCAAACGGATAGACGTTGCGGTGAGACTCCGCAAGCCGGACACACGTAACCGGCCAAGGAGGGAACAATGACCGACTATCAGCGCATATTCGTTGATAACCTCATCGAGGACATCAACACAATAGCCCCTCTTACCGATGGGCAGTTTGACGGAATCATCGACAAGCTCGAATCCCGCATCGTCGCCTATGACCAGGAACGCAAGGACCAGATCCTCCGCGACATGCCGGACGCAATCGAGCGGGCTATGG